GCACCGAGATGGCAACAGCCCTGCATCGATCGGTAATTGCCGGAACCGTAGACGATGAAACTATCGTCGGCTATCAATGGCGATTATCCGGCAGTCACCCGAAAACGGACATTTGCGATTATTACGCCAATATCGACATGGGATTGGGTAAGGGCGTATGGACGAAAGACGCGGTGCCGCAGGGTAAAGCGCATCCGCATTGCATGTGTCTGTTAATCCCGCGAGTGACGCAGATTAAAGTGTCTGGCTCCAAGAATTACGGCGAGTTTATCAAGAGCGCTAACCCGGAGCGCCAGGCGCAATTGCTGCCGAAGTGGGCGCAGGAGGCGGTCAATAAAGGCACGCTGGTTAAGGATTTAATCAGGCCGGATGGTTTGGGTTTGATTACTCGGGAGCAGCATGCAAACCCAGCTTGAGCGCAAAACTTGTTGTGAATGGCGAAAAATGCGATTTAAGGCGTTTTTAAATCACAACCCAAACATCGAGCCGAAAAAAAATTTAACGGCAAATTAACATAGTGTCTCGAAAGCCTCAGTGCTATTCTTGACCTTTATTCGGCATGTTTGTACGCTAAGTGGAATTACTTAGGGTAAAATCCCGCAAACCCCGCTCAAGACCCGTCCTTTTCAAATCCCCACCTGCCCCCGCTCTACAATAATTAAAGCGCATTAATTTAAACCCTTCCCGCGCCGCCGTATTCTGTCCGCTGATTTCATCATTATCAACGACACAGGATAACTGTTATGGCCGAACTACCCGATCCAAACGCACCTGCCGAGACAGCGGGTACCGATAAAACACCTGTCGCCCAAACGTCCACCGCACCTGTGGTTGATATTCAGGCGCAAATCACCCAAGCCCTGGCGGCTCAGAAAGCGGAATTTGCGGCGCAGCTTGAAAAAGCCACCGGCCACAGAGATTTTGCATCGCTGACTGACGCGCAACTGAAAGAGCAAGGCAGGCTGCAAGAGCTGGCGGATAACAATAAGCAGGAAGCAATCACTGCTAAAGCCGAACTCGGGAAAGTCAAAATCGATAATGCATTGCTGGCGGCTTCGACTGAGGCGTTAGATCCGTCCGTTGTTAGCGTTTTGCTATCCGGCAAGGCGGTTTGCGACGATAACGGCGTAGTTACTATTGATGGCAAGCCGGTTGCTGATGCGGTTAAAGCGTTGCTGACAGAAAAGCTGTTTTTAGCCAAAGCTCAAGGCGATACCGGTTCCGGTGCGCCAAATCAGGCTGATCTTGCTGCTAATGGCGGTAAAAATCCCTGGTCTGAAAAACACTTCAACTTAACCGAGCAGTCGCGCATCCACAAAACAGACCCTGCGTTGGCTGAAAAATTAAAAGCCGCCGCATCCGCGTAACGGCCCTTATCTCACTAAATAGCACGGGAACAAATCCATGTCCACAACCAGAATCTCTGATGTCATCGTCCCGGCAGTGTTTGTGCCGTATGTTCAGCAAAAGTCGCTGGAGCTGTCTGCGCTCTATCGGTCAGGCATTATTGTTGCCGATCCTCAAATCGCCGAATTGGCGCAGGGTGCCGGTAAAACATTTAATTTGCCGTACTGGAACGACTTGGGCGGCGAGTCCGATGTGGCGTCTGACGATCCGACGGTGCACTCTATCCCGGACAATATTAATGCCGGAAACGATGTCGCAGCCAAACAGTTCCGCGCCAAGAGTTGGTCTACGATGGACATCGCTGGCGAATTGGCCGGGGACGATCCCGCTAAGGTGATCGGCGATTCTGTTGCTGGCTTTTGGGCTAGGGATTCGCAAAAAATGCTGATCAAGTCATTGTCCGGCGTATTGGCTGACAATGCGGCCAATGATGCGGGCGATATGATTGTTAATGTGGCGTCTGATTCGGCGGCGGCAATTGTTGCCGGTGAAAAGATTTCTGCATCGTTGATTTTGCGGGGCAAACAAACGATGGGGGATGCGGCAGGCGGATTGACGGCAATCTGCATGCATTCCGTGCTGCACACTGAGCTACAAAGCCAGAGTTTAATCGCCTACATCCCTAATGATACCGCCAACATCGGTTGGGGAACGTATCTAGGCTATACGGTGATTGTCGATGACAGCTGCCCAGCGGTTGCGGGCACTAATCGCATTACCTTTACCAGTTATTTGTTTGGTCGTGGCGCTGTCGCCTTCGGCGAAGGCTCACCAAAAGTGCCGATTGAGGTGATACGGGATGGATCGGCGGGCAATGGTGCAGGCCAAGAGACGCTGTTTAGTCGCAGAAGTTTTATTTTGCACCCACGCGGCATTAAGTTTACGTCGGCGAGCGTGGCTGGTGTGGCTGCCACAAATGCCGAGTTGGCGACTGCGGCTAATTGGGATCGTGTTTATGCTCGCAAGGCGATTCGCATCGCAGCAATTAAGACCAACGGTTAATGACTATGGCTGCTAAATCAAATAAAACTGATGCCCCTGATACCGGTGTTATGGGTGCTGCTGATGCTCTTGATACTAATGTCGCAGGCGCTGCTGATGTCTCTGATGCTAATGCTGTAGATACTGAGCATGTGCAGGCTGACTTAAACGCCTGCAATAAGCAGCTGTTTAAAAGTTGGGAAGATTCCAGAAAATGATTCAAGTTACCCTTGATCTAGGCAATGTACCATCAGTGTTAGCGGCTTTTAATGCGCAAGCTATTCAAAAGGCAGTTAATGCCGCCGCCGAGAGCTATAACGATGATGTGCATGACTGGATTGATTCAGGGCGTGGTTTTACTACTCGAACCGGGCAGTTAGAGGGGGCTGCCAACTGGCGGCCAGCTGGTAACGGTAGCGCTGAAATTTATGCCAATACCGATTATGCGCATTATGTCGAAGACGGCACCAATGCGCATGTGATTAGGCCAAAAAATGGCAAATCTTTACGCTTTCCAGTGGGCGGCGGCGCGGGTTTCGGCTTCGCCAGGGTCATTAATCACCCTGGCAGCAAGGCTCATCCGTTCTTTTTTGCCGACCTGGATAACCGCATGGGCAACATGGAGGTGCGGGCATTGTCGGTTTTGGCTCATGCAGTGGGAGGCTCTAATGGCTAAGTATGCGCAAATTGGCGACTGTGTTGATCCTGCATTGACGGTGTCGGCGCTGAACCTGACTGAAGCCGATGTTTATGTCGATCTAGCTCTGGGCAATATCGGCATTACACCGGTGCAGGCGGCTGCGATTGTGTTGCCAAACGCTACGCTGACGGCCATAGCCGCAAACTGGGCTAAAAATTTGGCGGCCATTGAAGGAGCAATGGGCGAAAACGAGTTGCTGATGAATAAGGCTGATCGATACAAGAAAAACGCCGAGGCGCTGGTCAAACAATTAAATCGTACGGCGCTGGGGTTGGTTGAGCCAACCGGCACCGGCTACAGCACTTTGACGATAGGACGGGATTGATGAGTTTGGCGGCTATTAAAAAACTGCGCACCTACATCAAGGCGGATGCCGCTTTGGCAGCATGGTGTACAGCTCACTACGGCAAACCGCTTCGGCATTTAATCGGCTATAAAAATCCGGTTAACGCTAACGACTATCCGGCGATCTGTTATGTGCCGGTGCGAGCCAAGCGCGGCGAACAGCCGAATGAAGAAGAAATGGTCAGCATTGTGATCGGCGTTAATGAAAAAGAGATGGTCGATGATGTCTTTGTCGGCGTTGAGAGAAGCGCCGAGGCTGCAAAATTGATTGTTGGCCGACTGCTGATTTATGGCAGCTCAATTTCGATTAAAGACGATGTGATTACTGAAACTACCGATTTGGGTACCGGCCATCCGTTTTATGAAAGCGAGTTGCAGTTTGTGATGCTGGTTGAACCGTCTACGGCGGTTGACGATGCGGCGCTGGCTGCGATGGATGATTTTGTGACGATACATGCCGATTACGATGTCGATCCGCATCAGCCGCAAGCAGAACATATTAAATGGGCGGAAGAGCCGCCGGACTACACAACCAGTGCGCCGGAATTAACCGATACCACCACTTTGCCACAATAGGAGTTAGATCATGATTTTAGGTGAACGCGTAACAGTCCGCCCGGTTAGGGAAGAGCAAGATGGCAAGGACGTCGCTAGGCGAGTGCGAAAAGAAGACGGCGCTGTGCTGGCTGAAACAGGCGAAACCGTCATAGCAACGAGCTATTGGTTGCGTCGTTTGAAAGATGGAGACGTTGAAGAAGTCGCCACTGCCGCTGAAGTTGTCGCCGAGCAATTACAACCGATTGTCGAGAAAGAAGTTGTTGCTGATCCCAAAACTACAAAGAAAGGCCAATAAACCATGCCCGATAATATTCCATTTTTAACAATCCCGCTCGATTGGCGAGTGCCCGGCGCTTATATTGAGATTGACCATACCAAGGCCGTGCGCGGGCTGCCGGTGATGTCTCACAAGATGCTGATTCTTGGGCAGCGGCTATCTACAGGTACGGTGGCAGCGGGTGTGTTGACCCGCGTCAGCCGCAAAGAAGACGGCGTGAATTACTACGGTCGCGGCGCGATGATAGCTCAGCAGATTGATGCGGTGATGAAAGTCAATCCATACACTGAGTGCTGGGCGTTGGCGCTGGATGATCTGGAGGCCGGTGTGGCGGCGGCTAAAACCATTACCTTTACCGGCTCTCCAACCGAATCCGGCACGCTCTACTTATATATAGGCGGGCGGCGGTTGCACGTCGGTGTGTTGGCAGCCGCAACTGTCACGGATATTGCTACCGCTGTCGCGGCGGCTATTAACGCCGATCTGGACGGCGCGGTTGTTGCGACCAGCGCCATGGGCGTAATTACAGCTACTGCCCGCCACAAAGGCATTGAAGGTAACGACATCGATTTTCGCGTTAATTATTACACCGGCGAGTTTTTGCCTAAAGGCCTGACCGTGGCGTTTGCGTCCGCCGTAACTGGAACCGGCAACCCGGATGTGGCTGCGGCGATAGTGGCGATGAGCACAATGAATCCGTACACGATACTTTGTGCATGGACGGACACGGCGAATATTGTGGCGCTGGAAAATGAGTTGCAAGGTCGCTGGGGCGGCATGGATATGCGTGCCGGCCATGTGTTTGCGCACAAGAACGGCACTTATGCGGCCTTGGCGGCTTACGGTTCCGTGCGCAATAGTGCGCATGACACAGTGACCGGCTTGAACAAATCGCCGACCTTGCCATGGGTGATTTCCGCGCAATTCGGCGCGGTGGTGGAGTTTTCCGGCGCTAACGATCCGGCGGTTCCGTTCCGTTCTTTGCGTTTGCCGGACGTACTGGCGCCGGTCGAGGCCGACCGTTTTACTGACACCGAACGCAATTTGTTATTGCATGACGGCATTAGCACCATCATTTTCGACCAATCCGGCGCGGCGATGATTGAGCAGGTTGTTACTACATACCAGCAAAACTCGTTTGGTATGGAAGATGTAAGTTTGCTGAAGCTCAACACAAAGTGGACGGTTGATTACATGCGTTATGCCTTCCGTTTTGCGGTATTGCGCGATTATCCACGGCACAAGCTGGCCGGTGATGATGTGCTCAACAGAATTCAACCGGGCCAGCCGATTGCTACGCCGAAACTGATCAGGAACACGCTGATTGCCGCGGCCATGCAATTAGAAATGGTCGGGTTGCTGGAGAATGTCGAGCAGTTCATCAAGGATCTGATCGTGGTGCGCTCAACATCCGATGTCAACCGCGTTAATGCGATCATTCCGCCGGACACCGTCAACCAGTTTGATGTGTTCGCGGCGGCTGTTCAATATATTTTATAGAGGTTGTTATGGCGTTACTTACGGGGCGTGTATTTATTACGATAGGCGGCATTCGTTTATCTTCAAAAAAGGGTGCAAAACTCGATTTTGGCAGTGTTAAGCGGGAAATGGTGTTGGCTGATCATGGCGTAGCCGGGGCCAAGGAAGAAACCGTTGCGCCAGGAGTGGAGTGTACGCTCATCCATGGAGCCGACACATCGCTGGCCCAAATACAGGCAATTACTGCATCAAATGGGTCGTTTGATACTGATTCCGGCAAGAGCTATATATTGACCGGCTTGTGCTGCTTGGACGCGCTGTCGCTTGCTGATGGCGAGGTTAAAGTCAAGTTTGGGGCCATGGATTGTAAAGAAGTTTAATCTGTTGGGTTTCAACTCGACCAGTCTCCAAACAAAAAAATAGGGCTTAAAAATGGCAACTGATTTTACTAGCGATACATTTGAAAACGATTACATCCTGGTTTGTTTGGGCTATATGACCGCAGAGTTGGAAGCTGATAAGTCAAGAGATCAAGTCCTGGATAAATACGCGGTCGAATTAACTGCGTTCATGAATGGACAAATAAGACAGGCCGTAAAAGACGCGGCATCTAACGCACAATTTGAGAGTACATAAGTCATGGATTTATTAGAAAAACTAAAAGCCGGTAAATCGGTAATCAAAACGGTTATGCTGAGTGATGTTGAATTAGGCATGCGCCTATTGTCCGAAAACGATTATTTTGAAGCCGGTATGGCGGTGGTCGATTTTTTTAAAGGTCGTCAGATCCATGATGTCAATATGGCTAATGCTGAGCTTTTCGAGAGTGAAAAATCAAATCAATTGCTGCTAAGGGCGTTGGTTAAGCCGGGTAGCGGTGATCCGGTTGCTGAATCGCCGTTAGCGTTGCGAAAGGTGCTGAGCCGGGAGGATAAGTCATGGCTGATTGAACAATACCTTGCATTTGAAAAAGAGTATTCACCCGGTGAGCGAACTATGGGCGATGTCGAGTTTGCCGACTTGTTGGATGACGTAAAAAAAAATCCAGAGACAGCGCGTTTGAGCGATTTAAGTTTCGACATGCTGAGAAAGCTTATTGTTGCTTTGGCAAGTCAGCCTTCGAGTTGACGGATGGACAATGGCTATGGTTGCTAGGTATGGCGCTGGCCGAGATGGGTAGCGCAACGAACCAGCAGGAAGGGTAGCCGCAACAAAAACCAAAACAGTTCGACGTAGAGACGCAGAATCGCGCTCAGCGCAAACAGTAACGGCTCCCCGATCATGGGAAAGCCGATGTAGAGTAGCAGCAAAAAGAACAGGATAAGTATCAACATGGTCGAAGTCTATCATGGGTAACCGTTCGATGGAATTGTCTATTCGCCTAACTGGCGATGGACGGGGGCTGGAGCACGTCATGGCTGGTGCTCGGGGTAGCACTGAAAAGACTCGTGGCGCTTTCCGCCGTATGGCGAGCGGTATCACGGATGACATGACGCGGCTCAATCATGCCATGAACGGCTGGTCTGCGGCCACCCGGTTAGCAGCAGAAGCCGGCGGACTTTATGCGGTGGGAAAAATGATTACCGCATCCGCGATGTTGGATAAGGAGTTGACCCGCATCAAGCACACTGGGAGTATGACGGCAACGCAAATCGCCGTACTTAGAAAAGAGCTGCAAGCGCTTAATATGAAGACGGGCGGCAATTTCGACGACCTGAAGGAAGGGCTAGATAGCGCCGTGCAATCAGGTCTGGGGTTTGAAAAGGTGCTGCCGACCTTGGGCGCGGTCAATGATGCAGTGGCGGTGGCGGGGGGCAGCGCAAAGACGTTAATGGGCGGCCTGACTGTTGCGGCGGCGACGTTTAAATTCGACCTGTCTAAGCCGCGCATGGCGGTTGATCTGCTCGATCAGATGTATGTTGCCGGTAATCTTGGCAATGTTGAATTGAACAATCTATCAGATGTATTCGCCCGCGTTGGGGTTAACGCTAATAGTGCAGGCATGGGTTTTGGAAAAACCCTTGGCTTTGTTGAAGCTCTATCTCAGGTGGAGGTTAACCCGGAGCGATTAGCTACGCTGGTCGATAGTACGTTGCGGGTGTTTACCAATAAAAATTACATGAAAGACGCCCAGCAGGGCGCAGGCATTAAGTTTTTTGACGCCCAGGGCAGTCGCCGCGATGCGGTTGATGTACTGGGAGACATCAAGAAAAAATACGACACACTTAAAACCGATAGCCAGCGTTTTAGCTTTATTTCCAAGGCGTTCGGCCATGCCGACCTGGATACCATTAAGGGTATCAGGACGCTGATGGATACCAATGCGCTGGCGAATGTGACCGAATTTTCCAATAAAATCGAATCCGCATCCGGCGCTATCGCCCGTGACCTGCCCGACGCAATTAACAACGCGGTAGACCAGACCGGGCGGTTATCCGCTTCGCTGAGCGCTGCGGCCGACAAATTCGCCGAAAAAATTAACGCTGCCGTTACTACGCCTGTAGCCAAGTTTACGGCGGATGCTGTCGAACAGGGCGACGGTATGAAGTTGGGCGCATTGGCGGCGGGCGGCGTGGGGGCGTTAATTGCCGGTCGGCTGGCATGGAAAAAAAGCCGGGAAGGCAAGCCGGGGTTGCTGGATCAGGTGCTTAACAGGTCTGGCGGCGGCGAACAGCAGGTATTTGTCACTAATTGGCCGAAAGGGCTATTAGGCCCTGGCGAAAGTCTGAAGCAAAAGCGAGAGCGGAATGGCGCAAGCGACGAGGCGGCTGGCGGCTCTGCCCCTTCATCATCCGCCAGTCGTGGGCAGCGCGTCAAAGCTGGCGCGCTGGGGGCGTTTAAATACGGCGCTCCCTTGACTGCTGCATTATCGGCTTATGATGCCTGGGGCGCGTATAGCGACAAAGAGTTGGATGCCGATCAGAAAAAACAGGCGTATGCCCGTATCGGTGGCGGTGCTACCGGCAGTGTTATCGGCTCCGTCGTTGGCGGGGGAATTGGTGCGCTATTTGGCGGCGTTGGTGCTGTGCCGGGCG